GGCGGGTCGACTTGGGGTTTGTCGTTGGGATTAATAGGCAACCGCATACCTGCGATTTCCTCACGCGTCGTCATTTCCGATAGTCGTTTGTCGTAGTCGAATAGCTCGGGGCCGGTAAACCCAAGCTGTCGTGCCACGCAGACCCTTCGCGCGTCGTCGGCGTCCTCATCCTCGCATGCGGGGTAGGGGCCGTTTGACAGGCGGTAGTACATGTCTCTGTCAATGTCGTACAGTTGTGCCATGAACTCGGTGTCTTGCGACAGTGAATCACTTTTCGATAGATCCACGTTGTAAATGCTTGCAGCTGCCCTGATAAGGGAGCCGACAACCGGTGTATTCCTATCCGTCGTATAGTAACCCTGCAGCTTAAGCGCGTACTTATCGACGTCGTCATTCTGTGCGATGCGCAACTTGTCACACGCTTTCACCACTTTGCAGTATGATGTGAGCGTGTGTGACGGGTCGGGGTAAATGCGGCTGAGGTATTCGCAAGGTTCCTTGAGCACGCAGGATACATAACCGAGCTTCGTAACCATGCCGATATTCTTCTGGACATAGTCAGACGCAACGGCCCACCGCGTGTCGGACACGAAAGGAGTACCGGGGTCAAGGGCGTCGTCGCCGAACTTCGGGCCGACCCATGCATATGCCATTTGCATCATCTCACCGTAGGTGGATAAGCTCTTGAACCGGTCGTCGTTTTGAATGGCGGTCATGCATCGGCGGAGCTCTTTAACATTCAGCTCATATTCGCCGGACTTGACCGCTGCAAGCGTTGCCTGGTCATCGCCGTCGCGCACAGTAAGACACAGCGACACAACCGTAGTGGCCATCTCGAGGACGGCATTAACGAGACAGTTAAGGACGGTTGTGATGCCCGACCCACTGCTATTCTTCCAGCCGGAGTCGATGACATCCTTTCCGACCTGCGTGCGCATTTTGAAAAGCTGCTCATAAATGTCCAGAGCCTCTTGCACACAGGATTCGTGGAAGAAGTGCTTAATGACACTGCGAACCACGTCTGAAGTGAATTCACTGTGCATCTCGTCCATCTTGGTAAAGTCCTTCTCGCGAATGCCGCTGGTGACCTCAGTGCCTGGGTCCGGGAGTGCGGCTCCATTCCACTCGTCAAGGCTACCGAAGAACTCTTCGAACTCGATCTTGGTGTAGGTACGCCCATCCGGTGCGATGCGTCTCTCCGCCTGGGATGACGTGGCAATTTCGTGCTCCAACCCAAGAAGATACACTTCGCGTACTCGCGTTGCGATTTCAGTGGGTGTGGAACCGGGATTGTAGTGCTTACACAGCTTCATCACTTTCTCAATCCCTTTGCCTAGCCGGCCCGAGTTGACACCAAGTTCGTAGGGAAGTCCGGTTACGCCGCGGGGCGCATCGCCAGTCTTGTGTTGCACCTCCTTCTTCGTGTCGACGCGCGCGGTGTCGTCTACGGCGGTGATACCGTTCTTGCCCCAGTTCTCGCGTCTGGCTCGCTGGAGCGGCCCGTTGCGTGATTCTTCCACCTCCTGAAAAGTGGGCATGTAGATGGTGCCAGGAGCTACGCCTGTCTCTTCAGCCACGTTCTTGATAAAATGTGACAGAATCAGCCCCCACGTCTTCGCGAACGGCTCCGAAGGGGTTGTCGTGTTAATGTTGGCTTTGAGGCGGTTCTCGACGTAGGCTTCCATGGCCTCAGGCGTCTTAGCAAGAACACCCGGGTTCGTGTCGTTTGTGATTGGTGGTAGAGCGTGCACAGCCGTGGCGGTCGGGACGTCACGCGGAGACGGCTCATCCATCTGAGGCAGGCTGATGTACACGACATTCGGCAGCGGCCCGAACTCGGCACTTGCTCGCATAAAGCTGGCGAGCACGGCGATTGCGGGGTCTGGGACTTTCGACCCAAACTCCTCAGCCATATGAAACTTCAAAGCTTGCTGAATTTCTGACAATGATTGGCCGCGTCCACCGCTGTGTTGAATATAACGCACGAGCTCATACAGCTTGTTCGTGATGGTGACAGAGCACTCTGGCCCAATGTCGTCGTCGTACTTCAATGACACGGTGGGACGCTTGACAGTCCCGGTTTGCATGACCAAGATGTTCCTTGTGTGTGGGCGTGATGGGTCGGCCTTGCAGAGTTTCACATTATCCGCAGGTCCGATTGTCTTGATTCCCGACGCGTCGAGAGTGTGCCCATGCACCCACTTTGTCATCCTGTCGTGGATCGGGTAAGGTAAATTGACCGTGTGAAGACAAACACCGAACACGACCTGCTTCAGCAGCTTCGGCTGATAATAAATTACAGCCTGGTAGATCGAATAGAAACGGCCACACTCCGACTCCAAGTAGAAAAGGTCATTCTGGTTGAACTTCCATGGAATCTGGTTGTGGTACTGCGCGCCATCACCGTGGCCGACGATCTCCGTCACTGTCGTAGGCGAGTCGTAGTAATAAACCGAATCCTCGCCCATTCCAGAGAGGGCTTCATACTTGGATGCCCAGAGAACGAAATGGTGCCCACTGCAACTTTTAAGGCTTGTCTGGTAGTTGCAGCAGTCAATCATAGTAATGACGTCACCGGGCAACAGCTCATCGCGTGGATCAACGTGGTAAAGGTCTTTGACAGTGTGGACGGGGCGTCGCCCTGCCACATTCTTACCCTTGTCACGCAAATACGAAGAAATGTTCGGGTCCCACTGTCTGAGACCCAACTTCGAGATCAAGTTGCGAAGGCTGACCACAGTCATGTGACGCGCCGTGGCAGCATATGGATGGTCGCTGCCGTTCTTGTTCTTGACTGATTCGGCACGGATGGCCGAGTCTGTGGGGGGTCTCCAGCGCCGTGCGGCTTTAAGGAATGAACCCTTAGC